TAGGGACATGTCTTTCTCGGGGGGCAATGCCGGTATAGTCAGCGCAGTTAGCGCACCGGTTCGCCGGCGCTCGTTTGGAGCAGCAAAATGCGGCACTTGAGAGTGCGCTAACCCTGCGCCCTAACCTAGCGCACCGCTGGCGCAGGTTAGCGCAGATAGGCTCCCCAGATTCCCCAGATTCACAACGAGGAGCCGGCCAGTACGGCCTCGATCTCCTCGACGGTCCTCGTGAACACCACGCCGTTGCCGGCCGGCGCGTTGCGAACGAGCGAGGAATGACGAGCGGCCTCGTCACCGAGGTTCTTCGCCATCTCGACGACCTGTCTCGCGGCCTGGAGGCGGACCTTCGGCTCGGGGTGGTCGAGGAGGTCGATCACGGTCTGAGCGGCCTTCCTGGAGGCCGTGGCGAGCGCACACGCGGCCTCCTCCAGAACGGCCGATCGGAGCATCGAGACTTCCCTTCGGACGACCTGCTCGGTGAGCCGGCGGTGAGCGGTACGCTCACTAATCCCGGCGGCCTTGGCGGCGGCTCGCACGGTGGAGCCGGCGGCCAGTGCGGCCACGAGCGTCACCTCGGCTCCTGAGTCGTTCCGGTCGTCGCTCATCGTCTCCTCCTGGCCGCATCGTCGGCGGCCTGCTTGAGCCTCGCCAGAACGCTGGCGTGAATCGCGTCCTTGAGCGTCTGCTGCGTCTGCGGAGCCGGCGGCTCGGCCTTGGTGGCGAGCAGTGCCTCGGCCTTCCGGCCGGCCGCTGCCACGCCGGCCAGCTGCTCGTGGAGCGGCCGGCTCATTTGGCATCCTTCGCCATGTCGGCCTGCTGCTTCAGCCGTGCGAGTATGAGCATCTGCTTCGTGGCCGGTGCGTTCTGGCGAGCGAGTTCCTCGGCGGCCTCCCGGCCGGCGGCGGCGCACGCTGCCATCTGCTTCTTGAGTTCCGCCAAGATGCGGAGCCGGTCGTCGATCTCTTCGATGCTGCTCACTGCTCCTCCTCCTCTCGCGTTGCCAGCCACTGCTCCTCCTCGATCTCGATCTGCTCGCGCGTCACCCGCCACTGCTCCAGAGCCACCGAGAGCGTCCGCTCCCAGAACTGCATGATGCTCGGCTCCCATCGCGCTCGGCGTGCCGCACGCATCCCCGTGATCGCGTAGTAGATGTCGTTGAGGTTGGCCGGCATCTCCTGTCCAGGAGCCGGCGGCCTTCGCTGCAGCGCTCGCCACGCTCGACCGTGATTCATCTTGGAAACCATCTCTCCTGCCTCCATGCGGGATCACATTTGATGCTCGGCACCTAGGTGCCGAGGTCGAAACATCACTCATCCAGAGCGGACAGAAGGCCGAGGCCGGCGTAGAAGTACTTGCCTCGATGGATGCCGCCGGTGCGGCGGTCCTCCTTCACGAACCCGCGCCGCTGCAACTCGTTCGCCACGCGGTTGCTCGTCCAGGTCGTCGTTGATTCACCTCGTCGTTCCAGCCACTCGTGGAACTCACGGTAGAACGTCTGACTCTCGACGCGGTGACCGGGAGCAACGTCGCACCGCTCGTCGAGGAACTGGCCGAAGGAGTCCTGCTGCCGCGTGAACTCCTCGGTGAATGCCTTCACGCACGCCGGCGCGTCGAGTCCCCGCAACTGCCACGCTCGCAACCCGCCGATCGCCCAGTTGAGGATGCCGGCTCGCTCGGGCCCGTCGGCGGTGAGTCGCTCCTTCAGCGTCGAGTCTCGTCTCGATCCCTCAAACCTCACGAGCCAGGGGATCACGCAGAGCCGCCGGCGGATGCCGTCATCGGTGCCGGTGACGCGAGGGGGATCGTTGAACGAGACATGGATTTTCCACTGCGGCTCCACGGTCCAGAAGTCCTCGCGCATGCGCCGCGCTTGGATCGCGTCACCGCCGGTGAGACTCTTCACGAATGACTCACGCATCCGCACGCCGGCCTCCATCTCGATGGCCGCCACGAGCCGCTTGCCGTGCAGCATCGCCACCTCGGTCGGGTGCGCCTCGGTGCCTCGATGAGCCAGGAACGCCGGCGGGGCGACGGCGGCGTAGTCGCCGAGGAGTTGCCGAAGAGCGTCGAGGTAGGTCGATTTTCCGTTCGCGCCTCGCCCGTGGTGGCAATAGAGAACCTCGTCACGAACACTGCCGGTGAGGGCCACGCCGGCGGCTCGCTGGAGGAACGCCGCGAGTTCCTCGTTGCCGTCGGTGGCGTCGTTGATGAACCGTTCCCACAACTCGCTCTCGGCGGTTTCACCGTAGGCCACGCCGGCCACCTGCGTGATGAGGAGCGACGGGTCGTGGGGGCGCATCTCCAACGTGTTGAGGTCGAGGATGCCGTTGCGAAGGTTCAAGAGCATCGGGTGCCGGTCGAGTTCCTCGGCATGAACCCGGATGGCAGGCTCGCTCGATGCGAGCATCACGACGCCGGCGAGCCGCTTGGACGCGCCCATACCTTTCACGAACGTCACCGCCGCTTCCGCCTCCGTCCGGGTTAGTGTCGGCATCTCGCTCCACAACGAGTCGCGGAGCCGCTTGGCCGCCTCGATGGCCGCGCCGCCGTCATCGATGCGCCACCGCTGGCCGTCGAACTGAATCCATTTCCGCCACTCTGCGACGTAGCGCAGGGAGCCGGCCGCCGCAGCTGCGAGCCGGCGAGCGCAGGAAACCTCGTCATGCGTGTGCGGCTTCCTGAGATCGAGCGGCTCGGCCGCGGCGGTGCCGATGGCCTCGATGACGGCGGTGATCTGCTCGGCCTTCTTCTTCTCACGCTGCTCGGCCTTCTTGGTGGCGGCCTCGCTGCGTGCGTGGCCGTTGAGGCCGGCCGTGCCGTTGCTCGTCGGGAGCGGCTCACGCTCGCTGCTGAAGGCGCGGTGAATCTGCCTCGGACAGTCTCTGAGTTCATCGTCGGTCAACCCGACCTGTCTCATGCGTTCCATGAGCACCTTGGTGGCCGAGTCCTCGTCCCACCCTCGTGCCTTGAGGTCGCACGCCACGGTGAACATCGTTTCCCGCCGGCCGCCCGACGGGAGGAGCCGGCCGGAGTAGATGAACCGCCGCGACACATCACCCATGCTGCCGGCCTCGACTTCGGCTTCCACGGCGATGGACGACGACGCGACGGCCTCGGCCGCCTCACACTCCTCGTTCGTCATGCCCAGATCGAGCGTCGGGATCACCTCATCGAACCCGTAGCGGCGCTCGGGGTGCAGCTCGGCCACGCGAGCAACAGGTTGCTCGGGGTACTTCCAGTTCACGGTGCCGGGGAACCGCATGATGCGAGGCCGGTCATGAACGGTGCGGTCGGAGCCGAGAGCCTTGGCGAGCGCCTTCTGTCGATCCGTCCATGCGGCCATGTCGAGGAGCGGCTCGACGAGCCGCCACCATGCGTGGATGCCGCCGCCGCTGTTGACGAGGATCGTCGGGTGCGGCAACCGCGCGGCCTCGATGCACGCGAGCGCGTGATCGAGCGTGGCCCCCTTGTCGAAGTCCGCGAACACGCACCGCGCAAGCAGCACATCCCCCGCCTTGGAACCTCCCGCCTTCTCCCGCGGGTTTGCTCCGAAGTAGATGTGCCGCTTCGCTCGCTCCTGTTGCCGCACCCACGGCATGAGTTCATCGACGCCGGCGAGCGTCGTCCATCGAGCCGGCGGCGGTGAGCCACCGGCCGACGGGATCGGTCGGAACTCGATGATGTCCTCCGGCTCGAAGAGCGCGTTGAGGAACTCGATGGCCTCTTCGGTGCCGGTGCCGGCGGTGGCGGTGATGATCACGCGCGCTTCTCCTGCTTGGCCGCGCGTCGTCCTGGCCGCGGCGGTGAGGTGAGGTACTGCCGGCACGCGGCCACGAGCCGCTTGTCGAACACGAACCGGCCAGAGACGACCGGCGGACGCGGGAGGTAACCCGCAGAGATGGCGTGGTGGATCTGATGCGGCCGTGCATCGATGCCGTCGGCGCGCAACGTGTCCACCAACTCACGCAGCATGAGCATGGCGTTCTCCGATGGAGGAGTCCGCTGGCAGAAGGCCGGCGGACGGCGAGAAACCCGGCCGCGGTGCGGTCGGGAACAATCCGCTTGCGGCCAGATGCCGCGCGCGGCTATAGAATCCGTGTAGCCGAATGGCCGGTGGTTCCACCGCCGGTTCCCTTCGCGTTGAGTACAGAAACCGCCACTCGTTTTCCTTGGCCGGGAGCGAGTGGCGTTTTCGTTGGTGAACCTACCGTCGCCGGCGGGTTCATTCGTTCATCATAGCAACTCATGCCGGCACACTGGCAGAGTCTCGTGCGCTTTTTCCGGCCGGCCGGCGGTGAACGCCTAATCACCCTGCCAGGAGCGGCATGGCGAGAGCGGCCACGGGGACGGCACGGCCGAGGAGTTCCTCGCTGAAACCACGCATCACCTCGTGGATGCGAGCGGCGTTCCACGGGTTGCCACGCCGCGTGGTGAACCCGGCATCGTTGAGCGCCTCGGCCACGGCGGCCCAGGTGGAGCCGGCGGCTCGGAGCCTTGCCGCCTCACCGATCACGGCGGCGTGATGCTGGACGGCGGCCTCGTGCCTGACTGCCGCCGATGACTCGTTGCCGGCGGACGCGCCACGCTCACGAGCCTCGGCACGAGTTTCTCCGGTGGCCGCCACGGTGCCGGTCCAGTGGCCGCGGCGGTGCGACCCCAGTTTCACGCCACGCCGCTTGGCGGCGGCCAGGGAGTCGCGGGTCCGCTGCGCGATCACGCGAGCCTCGTCCTCGGCCACGGCGGCCAGGATGTGAATGGTGAGCGGCGTGGCCGTCGGGTTGTCGCAGCACACGAACGGGATGCCGGAACGCATGAGCGTGGCGGTGAACAGCACATCACGAGCGAGCCGGTCGAGTTTGGCGACGAGGAGCGTGGCCTTCGCCGCACGGCAGTACTCGATGGCCGCGAGGAGTTCCTTCCGCTTCCGCAGTTTGCGGCCGGTGCCGCTCTCCACCTCGACGAACTCCCGGACGATCCGGCCGCCGTCACGAGCGGCGTGGCCGGCGGCGGCCTCACGCTGGGCATCGAGGCCGAGGCCGGAGCGGCCCTGCTGCTTGCTCGACACGCGGTAGTAGGTGACGAACTTGGTGGCGGCCTTCATCGGGTTCTCCTCGCGGCTCGTGGTGGCGTGAATCGTCATGCCACGATCATACGATTTGCCTTGTTGCCCGTCAAGGTAAATCGGATATCGGCCGGCAGGAACTTCAACGAGCGAAAACCCAGTACTCGGGACGGCGAGCGCGACGGTGGCAGGCGGTCTGAGGGGATGAGCCGCGTGGTGCGTGCGGCACCCCTTGCCACCCTCGTGATCTCGGGAGCGAGGGGGGGGGAGTGAAACCTACGGCCGCGCTCGTGGAGCAGACGCAGCGGGTTTTTGCCACGCGGCTCCTGGAGGTGGAGGTGGCCTACCCCGTCATCACGGCAGAAAACGCTCGTGAATTACGCGGCCGCGCGTGCGAAGCAGACGACCGTGGTTTTTGCCACGCAGGGTGGCATGGTGCGGTGGCCTACCCCGTCATGCCAGATTTGGCAGCCCTAGCATCACGCAGGAAGCCCGATCGAGCCGGCGGCCGTATGGACGGTCGTCGGTCACGCGGCCTCGGCGTTCCCTTCCTGCTCCTTCTGCCGTGCGATCTCCAGAGCGTGCTGGAGCGCGGCCACCATCGAGGTGAACCCGTTGCGGCGTGGAGTCACGCGGATCGTGGCACCCGGCACCTTGAACGTCGCCGGCCGTGACACTGCTCGCCTGCTCTTCTTCTTCGGCTTCCGCTTGGCGGCGGCCTTGGCGACCAGCTCGGCCGTCGGCTCCTTCTCGCCGGCCACCTCGGTGGCCTCCTGCCAGACGGCGAACTTCTCATCGGTCGAGAGGCCGGCGAGTTCACGAGCGACACGCTCGGTCGAAGGCGGCGTGATCCCTGCCGCCGAGAACGTGTTGAACGTCTTCGCCGCGTCGATGAGTTGGTCAACCCGGCGGGAGCCGATGCTGAGTTCCTGCTGGCACCACGAGTCCCATGTCGGTGCCGTGAGCCTCCACAACTCCTCGGTGCGGATGGCCTCCAGAGCCGCGCCGGTTTCGGCGTAGACGGCGAGTCCTCGCTTCGCCGTGGCGGTGAGTTCCTGGAGCCGGCGGCGGCGCTCGGCCTCCTGCTCCTTCTTCGCTCGTCGCTCGTCGCTGTTGCCGAAGATGCCGGCCATGCCAAGTCCCTCCGACGATGGCATCGGCGCGGCCTCGACGGCGCGGTGAGTCGGCACCTCGATGCCGCGCCTTGAGGGAGTCTTCGGCGCATCCGAAACACGCCGCACAGTTCCACCGCCACGCGGTCCCCCTGGACGGTGCGCGCGAAAAGGAGAACCAGTGGTTCTGGTTTCTGGCGCACCGCCGCGGCCGGCGCAAAAAACACGGTAGCCAGTGCCTGCTCTCCGGGTTGTCTGCGGGAGCCGCCGGCCGGGAGAACCTGGCTCGCTCCAGAGCGCACGGAGTCGCGCGTGGCGTGGCGTTCGGAGGCGAGGCGGGAGCCGGTGGCCGGCCGGAAGGAACCCGCCACGCGGCACGCCAGAGCGTGGCAGGGTTAGCGCAGGGTTGGCGCACCCAAAACGCGGTTTCTCGGCCTCAAACTCACTTTTGCGCTAACTGCACTAACTGCGCTAACTTCTTTGATTCACGCCTATAGGGACATGTCTTTCTCGGGGGGCAATGCCGGTATAGTCAGCGCAGTTAGCGCACCGGTTCGCCGGCGCTCGTTTGGAGCAGCAAAATGCGGCACTTG